CCAACAGCAGACGCATCTAACGCAATAATTCGTATAGCATAAGGAGGACATCCTTATGTCATCTACCTGGGGATTTCAAACTTGGGGTTCTAACTCATGGAGCTCTGATGTTGTTGCTGTTTCTGTAACAGGTGTATCAGCGTCTTCTTCTGTAGGTTCAATAGACGCATATAATCAAGCAGGATGGGGTAATGATTTTTGGGGAGAACCTGAAGGTTGGAATGGAACTCTTTTAGTTTCTTTAACAGGAGTATCGGCAACAACTTCTGTAGGATCTCTCGCAATAGATTTATCTGTAGGTTGGGGTAGAGATGATTGGGGACAGGAACCATGGGGCGAAAGTTTTGATCCAGTTGTTACGTTAACAGGTCAACAAGCAACAGTATCTCTTGGTGTTACAGAAGAATCAAATCAAACAGGTTGGGGTAGACTCTCTTGGGGCACGGCTGATTGGGGTGAAGGAAGAGATGAAACTGTTTCTCTTACAGGTATAGAAGCAACTGCAAGTGTAGGGTCTCCTACATTAGAGTTTGTATATTTATTAGAAATGATTGGTGCTAATCACTCGATGACAGCGAGTGTTGGCAATCCACAAGTTGATGGTGAAATAGGTGTTCCATTAACAGGTGTGTCTTCTACTTTTGCAACACCAACTATGTCTTACGTTGGAACATTAGTTGGTTGGGGTAGAGATGCATGGGGAGATAATTCTTGGGGTGAATCTCCTAATCAAGTTATTACTTTAGTAGGAAGAGAAGCAACTGCAAGTGTAGGATCTCCTACATTAGAATTTGTTTATGAATTATCTGGTCAAGAAGCAACAACAAATGTTGGTAGTGTTAGTTTTGTAATTAGTCCTACAATAAGTTTAACAGGTCAAGCTGCAACTGTAAGTGTAGGAGATTTAGGATTAGCATTTGGTGCTAGCACTGAACCTGTATCAGGAGTAGCGGCAACATCTAGTTTAGGAACTTTAGGTTTAGAATTTGGTCCAAGTCAAATTACAGGAGTATCTGCAACAACTTCTGTAGGAGAATTAACTACAGGTGCTATAGAATTATTAGATTTAACAGGAGTATCTGCAACAGCAAGCGTAGGAACAATATCACCTGCTGATGTAGTTGGAATAACAGGTGTATCTGCCACAGTAAGTGTAGGAACAATTGCACCTGCTGATGTAGTTCAAGGATTGACAACAGATCAAATTACGTCTAGTGTAGGACTTATTGGAATTCAAGCGTACGCAAATATTGACATTGGATCTAATACATCGTATACAGATGTGACAACAGGATCAAATGATACATATTCTGATGTTGCAACTGGATCAAATACAAGTTATAGTGACGCTGCATAGGAGATAAAAATTATGGCATCTACATACACACCTTTAGGGGTAGAACTTCAAGCAACTGGTGAAAATGCCGGTACATGGGGGACGAAGACTAATACTAACCTAAGTCTTATAGAACAAATTTCTGGTGGATATACAACTCAATCAATAGCTGGTGGTGCACAAACTACAGCACTTTCAGTTTCAGATGGATCAACTGGTGCAACTCTTGCACACAGAATGATAGAATTTACAGGTACAATCACTGGTAATCAGATTGTAACTATTCCAATTGATGTACAAACTTTTTATTTTTTAAGAAACTCAACGTCAGGCTCTTACACAGTACAATTTAAATATGCATCAGGAAGTGGTGATTCATTTACTTTTGCAGCAGGAGATAAAGGTGATGCTCTTGTATTTGCTACAGCAAACGATGGAACTAATCCAGATATTGATACTTTACCAGCTGGAGATGTAACACTTACAGGAACACAAACTTTAACAAACAAAACTTTAACATCACCTAAAATAGGAACTTCTATTTTAGATACTAACGGAAACGAATTAGCTTTATTAACAGCTACAGGTTCTGCAGTAAACGAATTTACAATAGCGAATGCAGCTACAGGTGCAGGACCAACTCTTTCATCTACAGGTGGTGACTCAAACATAGATATTAACATTACTCCAAAAGGAACTGGAGATGTAGTTCTTGCAGGTGACACTGTAAAAGTTGGAGACTCTGGAGCGGCAGCGGTCTTAACTTCAAATGGTGCAGGAGCACTTACAGTAACAACTGGTGGCGCAGCAGACTTAGTTTTAAGCACAAACTCTGGAACAGATTCTGGAACTATCACAATTACAGATGCAGCAGATGGAAACATTAACATTGCACCAAATGGAACTGGTGTTGTTCAAGCTGGTGGTTCAGCTGTAAAAGTTGCTGGAAAAGAAACTATTTGGGTTCCTGCAATTTCAATGTATCCAAACACTACAAACGGAGCAGAAGCTGCTCAAGTAGAGTTATCTAATGGTCCTGAAATAAAAGTTTTAGATTTTGATAAATCTTCTGATGAGTTTGCACAATTTGCTGTTGCTTTTCCTAAATCATGGAATGAAGGCACAGTAACTTTTCAAGCATTTTTTACAGCTACTTCAACAGACACAGGAACTACAGCATGGGGATTATCAGCAGTAGCATTAGCTGATAATGGAGATTTAAATACAGCATTTGGAACACAAGTCGTTGCAACAGCAAAAGCACATAGTGGAACATCTAATGATTTAGATGTTGCAGCAGAAAGTGGAGCAGTAACTATAGCAGGCTCACCTAGCACAGATGAGTATGTGTTTTTTCAAGTATCAAGAGATGTATCAGCAGATGATTTAGATGCTGATGCAAGATTATTGGGGATTAAGTTATTCTTTACTACTGACGCTGCTAACGACGCATAATAGATAGGAGTTAAAAGTGACAGGATTTGGAAGTAACATATTAGGTTTTGGAACTGGTGGTGGAGTAATCATCAGAGATCCTTTTACGGCCTCTCACGTACTATTAGTAGGCGGAGCAGGAGGCGGAGGCGGTGACCGTGGAGGCGGTGGAGGTGCAGGAGGCTATAGACTTCTTACATGTCAACCTTTTCCAGGAGCACCAGTTGTTGTAACAGTTGGAGCAGGATTAGCAGGTCAGTTTGGAGGAAATACTAACCAACCAGCAGGAAACACTTCAGTAGAATTAGAAGCAGGAACTATAACTGCAAATGGTGGCGGTGGAGGAGCTTCAGGTTTCTCTAATCCACCTTTCGGTTCAGGTTTTGGAGCACCAGGCGGATCAGGTGGTGGAGCAGGTTCTCCCCCTCCAGGATCACAGGCTAATGGCGGTTCAGGAAACACACCTCCTACAAGTCCACCTCAAGGTAATAATGGTGGTAACACTAGTACAATAGGAACATTTCAAGACTCAGGTGGCGGCGGAGGAGCTGGCGGAGGCGGATCTTGTGGCCCAGCCGGTAACGGCGGCGCTGGATCTACAAGTCACGTGCCTCATTTTGGATCTGCACCACAACCTTTTTACGCAACACCACCAGGGGCATATGCCGGTGGCGGTGGTGGAGGTCAAGATAATAGAGAAGGCCCTCCTCCAGGTTCAGGTGGTTCAGGCGGAGGCGGACCCGGTGGATCAGGAACAGGAACTGCAGGATCAGCTGGTACAGCCAATTCAGGTGGCGGAGGCGGAGGAGCTTCACGTTGCACTGGTAGTGGTGGAGCTGGTGGATCAGGAACTGTTTTAATTAAAGTTCCATCACCACAAGGACCAACAGTTTCAGTAAGTCCTCCAGGATCAGGATCAGTAACAAATTTTCCAGGATATACAGTTGTCGCTTTCACTGCTAGTGGGGAGTTAAAAAGAGTTTAATTATGGCACACTTCGCTAGATTAGATGAAAATAATAAAGTCCTTTACGTAGTAGTTGTAGCTAATGATGTGCCTACTTCAAACGGACCATTAGGTGAAAATGATATGCATCCTGATGGAGAAGCATGGTGCACTAAATTTTTTAAAAAATCTAATTGGAAACAAACTTCTTACAATCATAATTTTAGAAAACAATATGCAGGTCCTGGTATGACCTATGATGAAAACGCTGACCTATTTATATCAGCTAAACCTTTTGAATCTTGGATATTAGATAATAATTTTGACTGGCAACCACCAGTTGCTAAACCAGACATCTTAGAACATAATGGTAATCCTATGTATCCAGAGTGGGATGAAGAAAATTTAAGGTGGAAAGGTAATAATGGTGAAGAGGTCGATGGTGTTGTAACTTGGTACGAGTATATTTGGAATACTGACACCTTTTCGTGGGAAAACAAAACTGCAAAACCTGTTTTTAATCCTTAATAATACTTGATTTAAAATACAAACTCTGTATAATTAATTTAAAAAGATATACAGATGTTACTAAATTATTACTATTGGTATTTTACTAAAGCGTTATCACCTAAAGTGTGTCAAAGAATAATTTCTTTATCTAAACGACATAAAAAATTAAAAGCCATAACCGGCTATTCTACAGAAAAAGTTACTTATAAAAAACTTACTAAAAAACAAAAATTAAATTTAAGTAAAACAAGAAACTCCAATATCGTATGGTTAAATGAACCTTGGTTGTTTGAATTATTACAATCATATGTAAGAACCGCTAATCAAAATTCTGGTTGGAATTTTCAATGGGAGAGAACAGAGTCTATACAATTTACTCAATATAAAAAGAATCAATTTTATGATTGGCATCAAGATACTTTTCCACATCCTCATACTGAAGGTCCTTTAAAAGGATTAATTAGAAAACTATCTGTAATTGTTTCTTTAACAGATGAAAATAAATATGTTGGAGGTGATCTTGAATTTAATCCTAGAAATCTAACTAATAAATCAGATAATATAATAACTTGTAAGGAGATAAAACCACAAGGGTCTATAGTGGTTTTTCCTTCGCATGTTTGGCACAGAGTAAAACCAGTAACGAAAGGCACTAGACAATCTTTAGTGATGTGGAATGATGGCAAACCGTTTGTCTAAAATACCTTATTTAATTCAACAAGATAATTTTTTTACAGAAAAAGAATGTAAATCGTTAATTAGAAAATATAAAAAACTTTGTACATCAGATAGTTTAAAAACATACTTAAATTATAATTATTATGATATTAAAATGAATGATGATTGGGGTAAAAAACTATTAGAAATAGTAAACAAATACATAAAGAAATATAAGGGTCTTGATATAATTGAACAATGGGCAATTGATAATATTAGATTCAAGCATTTTCCTAAAAATTATTCTTTTGACAAATGGCACTGTGAACAAACAACTAATTATCCATATAGAGTTTTTAGTATTTTAATTTATTTATCTGATCACAATGTTGGAACAGAATTTTATCACGAAGGTAAAACGATAAAATCAAAAGCAGGTAGAGCTATTATATTTCCTGCTTCTTGGACACATATACATAGAGGACAAAAAACAAATAAAGATAGGTACATGTTATCTTGTTATGCATTTTTAAGGAAACCAAATGAGTTTTAAAACTAAAGGATATGGAGTTATAAAAAAAGCTATTTCAAAAGAATTAGCTGATTTTTGTTATAATTATTTTTTAATTAAAAGGTCTGTGGCAGATACATTTTTTACTCACAACTATTTAAGGGGTGATAAAAATTCAGAATGGGGGACTTGGAATGACCCACAAGTTCCGAACGTTTATTCACATTATGCAGACACTTGCATGGAAACTTTATTATTAAAATTAAAAAATAAAATGGAAAAATACACAGGTTTAAAATTAGTTCCTACTTATTCTTATGCAAGACTTTATGAAAAAGGTGCTGTTCTGTTTAGACACAAAGATAGACCTAGTTGTGAAATATCTACCACACTTAATTTAGGAGGTGAATTATGGCCTATCTATATTGATCCTACAGGAGAGGATAATATTTTAGCTCAAGAATATACTAATAAAGGAGAAGAGGTTAAATTAAAAAGGGGAGCACATAAGGGTGTAAAAGTAGATTTATCCGTAGGAGACATGTTAGTTTATAGAGGTTGTAATTTAGAACATTGGAGAAAACCTTTTAAAGGTAAAACATGTGGACAAGTGTTTTTACACTACAATAATTTTTTAACTCAAGGTAATACTAATTTATTTGATGGTAGAATACATGTAGGTTTGCCTAAAGAATTTCAAAGAAAATGAAAGTAGAAAATTATTTTCAAACTCCAATTTATATTTTTGAAAAACCTGAATGGGTTAAAGAAAGTATTAAAGCTACAAACCCTTATATTAAAGAAGCTATAAAATTAAACAAGCCAAAGTTCTATGATAATAAAGATTTTGGTTTAGTGCATCATTCAAAACCCATAGTAAAAGAACTAAAATTAAAAAAGCTTATAGATTTTATAGGTAACACGGCTATGAATATTTTAGATAATCAAGGATATAATATGTCTTTATATAATTTATTTCTTAATGAAATGTGGGTTCAAGAATTTCCTAAAAATGGTGGAGGTCATCATTCTCCACATAATCATTGGAATGGACATATTTCTGGTTTTTATTTTTTAAAATGTTCTAATGAAACTTCTTATCCTGTATTTTATGATCCAAGATCTAGTAAATCAATGAACATGCTAAAACAGAAAGATGATTCTAAATTAACTTATTCTACGGAACAAGTTCATTTTAAAATAAAACCAGGTACATTATTATTTTTTAATTCATACCTTACACATGAATTTATTTTTGATAAAGGTATAGAACCTTTTAGATTCATACATTTTAATATTCAAGCTACAGATAAAAACCATGCAATTTGATCACTGGTTTCCTACAGTCATAGGTATTAAAAATAATCCTAAACATAAGAAAATAGAAACTAAACTAGTAAAATTTTGTTTAGATAAAAAGAAAAAAATTAAATCAGGTGGATCGCATTGGTTATCTCATGAAACATATAATACTTCTACTACCTATAATTTAACGTATGAGCCTTTGTTTTTAAATTTAAACAAATGGGTGTATGATCAAATAGTTGAGTATTGTCATTATATGGAATATGAAGTTGAACTACTTTGTAGTGGAGTTTGGTTTAACATATACAACAAAGGTGATTATCAAGAATATCACAGACATGCAAAAGATTGTATTTCAGCAATTTATATTTTAAGCGGTCATAAAAAAGCAGCTAAGACTTATTTTAGATCTCCTATTTTAGAAACAGCACAAGAACCTAAAATTAAAATAAATGATAAGAATGCTTATAGGGCTCATTATGAAGCTTTGCCTGGTAACTTATTAATATTTAGATCTAATACAGAACATGCAGTTGAGAAACATTTGATTGCTGACAAAAGAATAACACTAGCTTATAATTTTAGATTAAAATGAAATTCTACCAATTAGATAATTTTTTTACTGAGGAAGAAAACAAAACAATAGACTCAATATTATACGATGCACACTTTCCTGTTTTTTATTATAAAGAACAAGTGATAGGTGATGGTCTTCCTTTCTTTTCTCATGTTTTAATTAACAAAGATACACATGAAATTAATTCAAGTTATACTAATTTCTTTTTAATGATTGCCTATAAATTTGTTGCTAAAGTATCTAAGATAGAACCAAAGAAATTTTTAAGAGGTAACATAAATTTAACATTGCCTTTTAAAGGTAAACCTAAGTTACATGTAGATCACGAAGAACCTCATTACCAAATAATTATGTATTTAAATAATGCTTCAGGAACAACTGATATATACAAAGGTAAAAAATTATTTAAAAAAGTTAATCCTAAAAAAGGAAGAATTATTATGTTTAATAAACAACCTCACTTAGCTAATTCTCCTATTGGAAAAGATGAATTAAGAGCTGTTTGTGTAATGACTTTTAATACTAATGATTAGAGTTATAGATAATTATTTAAATCAAGAAGATTTTTTNAGAATAAAAAACANATTAGGATCTTCNGATTTTCCGTGGTATTATCAAAAAAATATAAATGATAGTCATTCAGAAAAAAATTTAGATTGTTATTTTACTCATTATCTTTTTAATCAAAAAAATGGTCAAAGTTCCTTTTACTATATTATCAAACCTATTTTAAATAAATTAAATGTTAAAGCTCTAATAAGAATTAAATCTAATCTTTATCCAAGAACTGAAAAATTAGAAATACATAAACCACATTCTGATTATACTTATAAACATAAAGGAGCTATATTTTATATAAATACAAACGATGGAAAAACTATATTAAATAAAAACAAAGAAATAGATTCTGTAGAAAATAGATTATTGCTCTTTGAACCACATCTTTCTCACAGCAGCACTTCTACTACAAATGTAAAATCTAGGATAAATATTAATTTTAACTATTTTTAGCCTGTTTGCGTTTTGATATTTATATAGTATAATCAACATAATATTGATATAAAAGCTTTTACTATGCTACAAAAAATAGGATTTCAGCCAGGTATAAATAAACAAATCACTCCCACAGGAGCAGAAGGTCAGTGGGTAGATTGTGATAATGTTAGATTTAGATATGGCACGCCTGAAAAAATAGGTGGTTGGAATCAATTAGGCACTTTAAATGAAAATGAATTAACTGGAGCAGGAAGAGGTCTTCATCATTTTGTTAATAGTTTAGGTAGAAAATATGCAATTATAGGGACCAATAGAATATTATATGCATTTTCAGGAGGTGTATTTTATGACATACACCCAATACAATCTACAACTACTCTAACAAATGCTTTCACCACTACTAATGGATCACCAACAGTTACGTTAACTTATCCAAGTGCCCATAATTTAAACCCGGGTGATATACTTTTAATGGACAATTTTACTGCAATAACTAATTCTAATTTTAGTGCATCAGATTTTGATGATAAAAAATTTATGGTTGTTACTGCTCCTACTAACACAACTATAACTATAACAATGCCATCAAATGAAACTGGATCTGGTGCAACAACATCAGGTGGTATTAGAATAAAAAAATATTACACTGTTGGTCCAGCTGTGCAAGCAAAAGGTTTTGGTTGGGGTTTAGGATCTTGGGGTGGAGAAGCTGCAGGTGCAATCACTACAACTCTTAACGGAGCACTAGGTGACAATGCATTTGGAACAGGAGGATCGGGTACTTCTGTTACATTAACAAGCACAGCTAACTTTCCAACTTCAGGTACAAATTTTTTTAAAGTAGGAACAGAAGAAATATCATACACGGGTGTTTCAGGAAATGATTTAACAGGTATCACAAGAGCTGTTAGAGGAACTACTAGAGCTGCTCACAGTGATGGAGCAACTGTTACGAACACATCTGACTTTGTTGCTTGGAGTGAAGCCGCATCAGGAGACTTGGTTCTTGAACCAGGAATGTGGTCACTAGATAACTTTGGCGATAAAGCTATTTGTTTAATTCATGATGGTGCTGTTTTTTCTTGGGACTCTAGTCTATCTAATGCTACAGAAACAAGAGCAACAATTATATCTGGTGCACCAACTGCATCAAGGCACATGTTGGTATCCACACCTGATAGACACTTAGTATTCTTTGGAACAGAAACAACAATAGGTGATACATCNACACAAGANGATATGTTTATAAGATTCTCAGATCAAGAAGATATAAATACTTACACACCTACAGCGACTAACACAGCTGGTACACAAAGACTGGCTGACGGATCACAGATCAGAGGAGCTATAAGAGGTAGGGATGCAATCTATGTTTGGACTGATACAGCATTATTTACACAACGTTTTGTTGGTCAACCATTTACGTTTGCGTTTGCACAAGTTGGAACTAACTGTGGACT